GGTCAATACAGGGCGATGTCGTCGGACAGACGAGACAAAAAACGGGTGTCGTTTTTGTCCGGGCGACATGGAAATGTCGTAAGTGAATGAAGTGACCGAATAGCCAATGGAAATACCCCAGGCGTCTCTTTTTCCTCAGCCAAAGGCAGACCCTCCAAATGGGAAGGTCTTTCCCAATGTGGCAACATTGGCTGCTCACGTTAGAAAATCGCCGCGCACCATTGAGCGATGGATCAATCAGGGACTGCCCCGTCTGCCCGATGGGCGGTTTCAATGGACAGAGGTGGAGGCCTGGATCAAAAGGCGGCATGGAGTCGGCGAGACGCCTGGCGGCGCTGTGCCGAAGTTGAAGCTCACCGGAGACGGGAAGGATTTCTGGGATGCTGAGAGCAAGAAGCATCAGGCTCGACTCCGCGAGCTCGAATATCGCCAGCGCAAGGGTGAGCTCATCGAGGTGGCGAGCGCGGAGAGGTTCTTCATGCAGCGTATCGATATCGTCAAACAGGGCTTCCTCGCGTTCGAAAGATCGCTCCCGCCGCGGCTGATTCTCTGCAAGAACGAGCGGGAGATGGCCGAGGTCCTCCATGAATCCATTAGAGGTCTTCTCGAGGTCTATGCGGCGCCTCTCCCTGACTCATTGACGAATGAGGCGAAGATCCCCGAGGCGATAGAAGACGGAACGGAAGCGGCCAATGACTAAGGCTCAGGCAGTGCAGATCTTTGCACCCGAATTTGAAGGGCTGCTTTCGGCCATTTGGTGGCCCAAGGAGCGCCTGGCCTGGGCGCCGCCCGAGGATCTCATGGTCTCGGAGTGGGCGCTTCGTTACCGCGTGCTGCCGACTCGCCTCTCTGCGGAGCCGGGTCCCTGGACGCATCGCCCTCACTACGTCGTCGAGGTGATGGATGCCTTCACGGATCCGCGCGTGGAGCGCATCACGATCATGGCCTCGGTGCAGTCGGCCAAGACCGAGGCCGTGTACAACATGCTGGGCTGGGTCGTCTGTCAGGATCCGGGTCCCTTCCTCATGGTCATGCCTACCCTCGATGCAGTCAAAAAGGTCAATGAGCGCGTGAAACTCATGATTGAGGATTCTCCCAGCCTTCTTCGGCACCTCACGGACAATCCGGACGATGTCAGACAGAAGGAGATCAGCCTCGATCGTATGAGCATCTATTTTGCCACGGCCGGCAGCTCCGTGGATCTGCGTAACATCCAGGCTCGATATGTCCTTATGGATGAGATCGACGATTTTCCGCCTGGCACAGGAGAGCAAGGCTCTCCCATAGAGATGGCCGAGGCGAGGACCACTACGTTTTGGAATCGGAAGATTATCACGCTCTGCACGCCCACGACCGAAGCGGGTTACATCAACGTCGAGTATGAGCGTTCGGACCGAGGCCGGTTCTGGGTGCCATGCCCACATTGCAGCGGCTTCCAGGTCCTGAGCTTCTGGCAGATCAAGCACGTGAGCGAAGAGCGCGGCAAATGGCCGAAGGATAAGCGGCATCCCCATTACATCCGCTCGCAGCGCGTGGCCCGCTATGAGTGCATCTGGTGCAAGGAAGAGATTGATGATGCGGACAAGCCCGCCATGCTCCGCGCCGGCAAGTGGATTCCCGAGGGGCATCCTATTGCGCAGGACGGCACGACACCACCGATCCCGGAGAGTTTTCATCGCGGCTACTGGTGGAGTGCGCTTTATTCGCCCTGGCGGACGTTCTCCGAGATCGCTGCGCAGTTCTTTGCGACCAAGGACGATCCGGAGAAATACAAGCCCTTCGTCAATCTCTGGCTCGCCGAGGTCTGGAAAGAATCAGTGAGCACCATGAAGTCCGAGGAGATCCTCGCCCTGCGTACGGATCTTCCGCCCATGGTCGCCCCCGCGGATACGATCGCCATCACAGCCGGCGTGGATATGCAGAAATATGGTTTTTGGTTCACGCTTTGGGCCTGGTCAAAGGAGATGGTGGCCTCTCTTATCCACTATGGCTACCTGCCGGACTGGGAGGACCTATGGGATGTGCTCCTGGAGCGATCGTATCCTATCTCCGGTTCGAAGCGCGAGCTCGCCATCTGGCGAGCTGCCCTGGATACAGGCGGCGGCAAATCCGATGAGGGCTGGTCTCGCACAGAGGAGGCCTATGAGATGCTGCGCCTCCACGGCCGGCGTGTCCTCTGGGGCGTGAAGGGGCTTTCTCAGAACCGCAAGGCGGGCGTGCGCGTGCGCCACACCGTCCTGGACAAGATCCCCACCAAGCAGGGCGCCAAGGCCATCCCGGGCGGCCTGGTTCTGTGGCTCCTGGACACGGATGCGCTTAAGGATGCCTTCTTCTGGCGGATGCATAACAAGCGGATTCGCCTTCACGCGGATGTGCAGGAAGACTTCGCGAGCCATCTTCTCGCCGAGGAGACGCGTCGCAACAGGGCCGGCCAATTCGAGTGGGTGAAGATCAAGCGCGAGAATCATCTCCTGGATGCTTCGATCTATGGCCATGCTTGCGCGGATTCCCAATGGGCCGGAGGCCTCCGGCCGTTTATCGAGGCGGCCAACGCCAAGGAGCAACAACCGGCGGAAAAGCCACAGTTCCAGCACCCAAGCTGGATCCCTCGCCAACAAGGATCCTGGTTGCAAGGGAGGAGGTGAGATGGCTGAAAGGTGGATCATCAGGCAGAGCAATGATCCCTGGATTAAATCCCGAAGCCAGCCCCAACCGTCCCCTGAACCCAGGGCCGAGATGAAGGGCGCCCTCATGCGTGGCACCGGCGTGGACTACTCTCCGCGTCACGGCGCCCGCTGCCCCCAATGCGGCGCCGATCAGGTGCCCAAATATAAGACCATGCCCTGGGACGATTCCATACGCGTCCGATACCATCGTTGCAACGGCTGTGGTTGCCGCTTCAAGTCCATCCAAAGCGATATCTAGTTCTTCTTTCTTATTCTTTCCTTTTACCCCTACGGGTAATAACCATCTTGCTTTCAGCTCTTGCGGCCTGCGATGCTGATTCCGCCTGATTGACCTCCTTTCTGCTGGGATCGGGGAGGCAGTGCGGGTCTCCCCGATCCCCCACCCACAAACGACCGCGCCTCGAGGAGAGTGGATGGTCCGCTTCACCCTGGCCGAGATCGATGCCCGACTCGCAGAAGTTCGCGCCGCCATTGCCAAGGCGCGCCTGGCCCAATCCGCCACGGCCGGCGCCGGCATGAGCCTTCAGCGCGGTACCCTTAAGACCCTCCTCGAGGAAGAGCAATGGCTCCTCGGGGAGCGGGATAAGCTGGAGGCCGGCTCCACTGCCTCCGCGGGCGGAATGTTCAACCGCGCCCGTTTTCAGGACCCCGTAGGATGAGTCCCGCCCTCGCCCGCCAGGAATCCACGCTACCCGCACTCAACTGGCTGGACCGGGCGATCGTCCCCATTGCCCCGAGTTGGGCGGCCAAGCGCCTCCAGGCCCGCTACGCCCTGCAACTCGCCCAGCAATATCGGGCCGCCACATCCACCCGCCTCAATGCGGACTGGGCGCTGGGCCATACCGTGGGCACGCCCCCGGTCTATGAGCTCACCCGTCTCCGCCAGATGTCCCGTGATCTCAACCGCAATGATCCCGTGGCCTCGGGCGCCACGGATACGATCACGTTCAACATCGTGGGCCAGGGACTCGGGCCGCAATCCCGGATCCGAGCGGATCGCCTGGGGATCCCCGACAACCGTGCCAAACAGCTCCAGCAGCAGGCCGAGGATGCCTGGGATCTCTGGGGTCGTCACGCCGACGCCGGCAATCGCATGACCATCGATGAGCTGCAATTCCTGGCTATTCGTAAGGTCGTGGAAGACGGGGAGATCCTGGCCATCCCGGTCATGTCCGATGAGCCGTGGCGGCCGTTCTCACGCTGCCTGGAGATGATCGAGTCCGAACGCCTGGATTCCTTCAGTGCCGCCGCCCCGCATGGCATCAAGGTCGGCCCAAGGGGCGAACCCCAGACTTACTATATCCGTCAGGTGGATTGGCGGACCGGCATGCTCACGGGCGAGCGGATCCCGATCGAGGCGCGGGATCTCAAGGGTCGTCCCAAGATCATCCACGTCTTTCCTTCGCGCCGGGTGGGCCAGCTGCGGGGCGTGCCCTGGTTCGCGCCGGTGATCTCTTATTTCCGTGACCTGAATGCTTATCTCGAGGCCGAGGTGGTGGCGGCCCGGGTATCCGCCTGTCTTGCGGTGTTCATCACCAAGATGGATCCGCTTCAGGCTGGCATGGCCCAGGGCTCGGGCGTGGATGCCAAGGGGAATCGCTATCAAAATCTCGAACCTGGGCTCGTGGGTTATCTGGGGATCGGCGAGGATATCCAGGTCGTGGATCCCAAGCGGCCCGGTAATACCTTCGAGCCGTTTCTGACAGGACTCCTGCGCTTGATCGGCGCGGCCCTCAATTTGCCTTATGAGTTGCTGCTCAAGGATTTCAGCAAGACGAACTACTCGTCGGCCCGGGCGGCCCTGCTCGAGGGACGGCGCATGTTCATGACATGGCGCAATTGGTTTGCTCGCCGGTTTCTGCAGCCGATCTATGAGCTGGTCCTGGAGGAGGCCTTTGCCCGGGGGCTCTTTGAGGCCCCGGATTGGGAACGCAACAAGGTCGAGTACTGCCGCTGCATCTGGATCGGGGGCGGCTGGGGCTGGATCGATCCCACCAAAGAGGTGGAGGCCTCCAAGATGGCCTTGGATTGGGGTCTCTCCACGCTCGCCGAGGAAGCCGCGGCCCAGGGCCGCGATTGGGAAGAAACCCTGGAACAGCGGGCCCGCGAAGAAAAAAAGATCGGGGATCTGGGGCTGATCATCCCCGCCAAGGGCGCGACGACTCCGACCTTGCCGGAGCCAGCGCCCGAAAAGGAGAAAGAGAATGCCCAAGCCGAAGAAAGGTGAGAGCAAGCAGGACTATCTGCATCGCTGTACCGGCGAGCTGGTCAAAGCCGAGGGGAAGACACCGGCCGAGGCTTTTGCGACCTGCAACGGCTACTGGCAAGAGGCCAAGGGAAAGAATAGCCGGTCGGTCCTCACCCTGGCCCAGCCCGTGAAAATCACGCTCGCCGGGGAGAAAGAAGGCGTCCAGGTCAAGCCGCGCTTCTCTATCGTGGCGTATAGCGGCAGGCCCGTGTCCCGCTGGTACGGTGGGGTGATCATGGATGTGGCCGGCATGCGCCTGCAGGAGAAGTTGCCGGCGCTGCGCGAGCATGTGCGGACCGCCATCGTGGGGACCATCACGGAAAACGATAAGAAGGATGGGACCCTCTACGTTCATGGAGAGATCCATGAGGGGACAAAGGACGGCCAGGAAGTCCTGAGCCTGGCCCGGGACGGCTTCCCCTGGCAGGCATCCATTGCGGTATGGCCCGAGAAGATTTTGGTCCTTGAAAAGGGAGGCACGCATCAGGTGAATGGCCGCACGGTGGAGGGACCCATGGAGGTATGGACCCAAAGCCGGGTCGGTGAGGTGAGCTTCTGCGCCCTTGGCGCTGACGATGACACGGCCGCTATCGTCCTGTCCGATCATGGGCAGGAGGTGGAGGTCGAATTCGAGACCCTATCCCCCGCCTCGACAGAGGCAGGGAGGCACGAGGAGGAAAAAATGGAATTTACCCTGGAGCTTTTGACGGAGAAGGCCCCGGAGTTGCTCAAGCAGATCCGGGATGCGGCAAGGAATGAGGGGACGACCGAGGAACGGGCCAGGGTCGTGGAGGTTCTGGATGCGGGCGGCGACATCGTGGTGACCTTGAAGGCGGTCAAGGATGGGATTCCGGCCCCACAGATCTACAAACTCCTCTATGAGGCGGGGAAGGTGGCCCGAGGCAAGACCCTCGAGGAACTGAAAAAGGAGGCGACGACCCCAGTGGGCCAGCGGCCCGAGGAGGATCCCAAGCCCGCGGCTTCGGGTGCCGAGTTTGATGCCGAGGTCGCGAAGCTCGTCGCCACTGGCATGGCCAAAGGCGCCGCGTTTCGAAAGCTGATGAAGGAGCAGCCGGCCCTGCATCAGGCTTGGATCGAGAAGAAACGCCCGTAGCGCGCGGCCTGATCGACGCGATTATTCGGGGTGCGGAATTTCGCACCCATACAAGGAGGAACGAGAGATGCAATACAATGAGAGCGGAAACAAGACGTTCACGGCCTATGCGGCCCTCGAGCCTTATCGCCGGGTGAAAATCCAAGCCGGCGCCGTGGATCCTCCCTATGTCACCTATGCCGGCGCAGGCGAAGTGGCGATCGGCATCACGCTCGGCCGGGCCGCGGCCCAGGGTGATCCCATCACCATCGCCCTGATCGGCGGGCCCAGGACCCATGAGGTCTCGGTGCTCGTGGATTCGGCCATCGCCCGGGGCACGGTGCTTTATGGCGCCGCCTCCGGACAGCTCTCGGACGCCTCGTCGGGCTCGGCCCAAGCCATTGCCCTAGAGGCGGGCGTGGATGACGCGGTCATCGAGGTCTTCACCTGGAACGTGCTCTCCACGACCGCGGCGACCGTCTCCATCGCGGATGCCGGCGAGTACACGGCGCAGACCACCGTGGAGGCGGCCCTCCAGGAGATCTACAAGGACCTCCTCACGATCTACGGGACCACTGAGATTCCTCTCACCTCGATCACGCGGGAGGACGGCACTGCACTCACGACGCAGGCAACGACCGTGGCGGGTTTCAGCCAGATCGGGAACAAGGAAGTGGTGATCAACATCCCGATCAATTGCACCGCGGGTGAGGCGCTTCAGGCGACGATCTCCATCCCCTATGATCTGGACGACACGGCCGATGTGCTGGTTGAGGCGCTCGTGAGCAAGGCCGCGGATCTGGATACCCTGACCCTGGATTGCGAGGTCTATCCCTGCGCGGCCGGGGATCTCCAGAACGCGGACATCCAGGATACCGCCGCGCAGGCCATTGTGGCCGCAGGCACGGTTTTGTCCTTCACCTGCGGGGCAGACGGGGTGCTCGCGGCCCCCGGGACCATGACCGTTGTCCTCACCTTGGGCGGGACCAATGATGGTGATGCCGTATACATTTACGGTCTCTGGCTCAAGTACAAGAAGAAGCTGGTGGGCGTGACCTAAGAGGTGATCATGCCACGGCCAACAGCTCAAACCGATATCCAACGCCCGCCCTTGAGGCCCAAGCCCAAGGGCGGGAAATGACCCCGGATGATCTCCGGGCCAATCTCAGGAGGGTGAGAGATGAGACCTACCAGTGGAACGACGATCCAACGGCCCGACCTGGGCGCGCTGGCCTTCGAGTATATGGTGCAGGGATCGGAACGCGGATTCATCGGGTTGGAACTCATGCCGGTGTTCGAGGTGCCCGAGCAGTCCGCGGATTATCCGATCATCCCCATCGAGGCGCTGCTTAAGACCCCGGTGACGAAGCGCTCTCCCCGGGGCGGATACAACCGGGGCGACTACGAGTTCGAGACCGGGACGTACTCCTGCAAGGAGAACGGGTGGGAGGAGCCGGTGGATGAGGTCGAGGCAAAACTCTATCGGCGTTTTTTTGATGCCGAGGAAGTGGCTGTAATCAGGGCGACGGATGTGCTCATGCGAGGTCACGAGATGCGGGTTGCCGCGAAGCTCTTCAGCACGAGCGTCATCACCGGCACGAGCGACGTGGCCGTCGAGTGGAGCACCCCTGCCACCGCTACACCCTATGCGGATGTGGAGACGGCCAAGGCCGCCATGCGGGCGGCCTCCGGGCTTTTGCCGAATGTGATCGCGATGACCTGGAAAGTCTTCCGCAACGCGCTGGCCACCACCGAGATCAAGACGGTCATGCAATACACCAATCCGATCCAGGTCATGGGGGAAGAGGCGCAGAAGGTCTTCCTGGCCAATTATTTCGGCGTCTCCCGTGTCCTGGTGGGCAATGCGATCAAGGACAGCGCCAAAAAGGGGAAGACGTTTTCCCTGACCGATATCTGGGACGATGAGTATATCGGCCTCTATCGGATCTCATCGGGCGGGTCGGATCTGCGGGAGCCCTGTGTGGGGCGGACGATGCTCTGGACGGCGGACAGCCCAGAGCTCCTGAACACCGAGAGTTACCGTGAGGAGCCGATCCGGTCGGACATCTACCGGGTGCGCCAGCAGACCGATGAGGCGATTGTCTTCGCCGGCGCGGGATACCTGCTCGGCAACATCACGGCGTGAACGACATAGGGGCGGATCTTAGATCCGCCTGTTGGGCGTGAACAGTGACGGTTCTTTCGGATATCCAAGCGGATCTGGCCGGAGCCCTCTTCGATGAAGGGGGCCTTGCCCAGTCCGCCACATATTACCCCTCGGGGGATCCGCTGGGCGAAGGGACTATCGTCTCCGTGCTCGTGGATTATGGCGAGAATCTCACGGACCAGGTCGTGGGGCTCGTGAGGTCCCAGCAGGCCACCATGCAGGTGAGGCTCTCCGAGGTGGCAGCGCCCCAGGCCGGGGACCGGATCGACCTCGAGCCCGGCCACGAGTTGACGCCGGAGGAGCTGGAGAAGTATCAGTTCGAGGGTGTGGAGAACGTGGAACGCCTCTGGACCGTGGAGCGGATACTGGAGGGAAACGGCTCGATCTGGGTGGTGGCCATCCGGCGGGACATGCGGGCTGCATTGAGGCGGTAGTGCACAATTCTGCACCCGGGAGAACGGCAGATGTCCGATATCTTCGGGACGGGGATCAGCGCCGCAGTCGGGACGCTCATAGGGGTCGGGGTGGCCTGGGGCAGTCTACGCACGCGGGTTGTGGCCATGAAAACAGAAATCAATGAAATCAAAACAAAACAAGATACGCTTCGCGGCGCGCCAATCGGAATGCCGCTTTTTGTTTTTCGAACCGAATGCGATCTGCAGCGGCAGAAGTGCCAGGAGCATGTCTGTGATGAGATCCATGACATGGGCGAGAAGCTCAAGGCGGTGGAGAATTATGTGCGCTGGGAGATGGGGCAGAAAGGACTTCCTCCCGATCAGATAAACCGGATTCTAGAGGAGAGTCATCAACATGCTTGATGTGCAATTGCAAGTCGAGGGGCTGAGCGAGCTGACCAAGGCGGTCCTGGAGTTGCCCGGGCTCTTTGCGCGGGCGAGGGCCTCGGCCTTGAAGTCCATCGGCTGGGAACTGCAGCAGGAACTCCGGAGAGCCGGTCAGCTCGGGGTGCAGCAATTGGGCTGGTCGCCCTTGAATCCCCATACGGGGATCCTCTCGCGCGGCTCCAAAGGCGCGATGCAGGGCCGCTGGATGAAGATGACACGCGGCCGGGGCCGCAAGAAGGAACGGATCGAACATCGAGAGTCCGGCGGCAATCCCATGGGCCGGCTGGTGAACGCGGTGCGCTATGAGGTGGACACGGATGAGAACCTGGTGATGATCGGTTTTCTGAGGAATGAGGGGAACCTCTTTCGCCTGGCGCGTCTACAGGCCGAGGGTTTCGAGACGCGAATCACCCCGCGCATGCGGAAATTCTTCTTCGCCCTGGGCGCTCCCCTCAAGAAAGAGACGACGGTTCTGAAGACGCCTGCGCGCCCCTGGGTCTCTCAGGTCTACGCACGGGAGCGCGCCCGGATCCCCGGGCGCTTTGAAGAGAAGTTCTGGGCGGCCATGCAGCGGTATTGGACGGGGAGCGCCAAACGATGACCTCGGTGCAGATTATGGAGACGATTCGAAACGCCCTGGCCGCGGATTCGGCGCTCCTGGCCTGGTCTCAGGCCCAGTTCGGAAAATTGCCGACTATCTATCTGGGAATCGACGAACGCAAGCCGCCTCCTGCGGATGAATTTCCGATCGTCTCACTGACGGGCATCACGTTTCTCCAAGGTGAAGGCGCCCGGGAGATCGTAGGCCAGATCGACCTGGGCGTCGGGGTCCTTCAGGAGGAGATCATCTCCTCGGGCCAGATGCGCACCTTCAAGGGGCTTCTCCAGGCTGAGGAACTCCGGGCCCTGGCCGAGGATACTCTGTATCGTCTTAAACTTCCTGGCGCGCTGGACAGCCGGGCAGAGACGGCTGCCGTGAGTGCCTATCCTTTGTTCATCAGCTATTCGATCCTGACCCTGAGCAGTCTTAAAACCACCCGGCGAGCGCTGCCGGCATAAAGGAGGATATGACAAATGTATCTGGCATCCGATCCAAGAAACATCCGATTCAATGGCAGCGGCCGGGGCTACGTGGCAGCGGTGCAGGGGACGTCTTTCGATGATCTGGGCGAGTTGGAATCCATTTCGGCCAGTATCAGCGTTACCAACGACACCATGTATACGACCCGCGACGCCAGCCGGGCGGCCATCATCGAGCAGGAGAAATTACGCAACGCGACCCTGACCGTCGGCCTCAGGGAGCTCACCGAGGAGAACCTCAAGATCGCCCTCCTGGGAGGCGATTTCCAGGCTCAGAATCAGAGCGCGGGATATGTGAATCTGGCCACGGCCGCGGCTGCGGTCGATGACAAGTACGTGGACCTGGGTCATCTGAACGTCTACATGCGCAAGCTCACGCATGGGACGCTGGCCGGGGGATCCTTTGCCAAAGGGGACACGATCACGGGCGTTACGTCCAGCGCAACGGGCGTGGTGGCCTGGGCCGATGGCACGGCCAAGATCGTGGAACTCGTGAATCTGGGTGGAGGCGATGACTGGATCGTGGGCGAGACGATCGGCAATGGCACGGCCTCAGGGACACTCACGGCCTCGGAGAAGTTGGAGGATATCGTGGTCGTCGACGACGATACCCCGGCTACCCGGTACATCCAGGGCACGGACTATACCCTGGATCCGGACTACGGCCTCCTGCGGATCCTTTCCGCGGGCGCAGTGGGCGCGGCTTTTTCCTTTGCCTATAACTACGAGGCCGTGACGAAGAAATATATGCATGCGTTCACCGCGGGATCGGTGGAGCGCAAGCTTATTTTCGTCACGGACAAGGACGACCGGGGAACGCGCTTCCGCATGACCTTCTGGCGGGTCAAGATCAACCTGAATGGCGATTTCCCTCTACTGGGCGAGGGCGCGGCCATTCTCTCGGTAACCGGCACGCTGCTCGCGGATACCGCCCAGCCCGCCGGCCAGAAGTATTGGAAGATGGAAGCCATGCCCAAGGCGGCATAGCAATGGCTTGCAGGGGCATATGGCCGTATGCCCCTACAAGTTGCGATTGACGGCGAATCAAAGCGGAGCGAGGAGATAAGAGATGGGGAAATGGTGCGATGATGAAGTTCTGGATGCGGCCGTGAATTTTCTCAAGAACAATTCCACGCGGCTCTGCGTCTGCTCGCAGCATCCGACAACCTACGCCGAGGCCACGATCACATACAAGCTGGCCATAAAAACGATCAGTGGATCCGACTTCACCGGACCGGCCAACGGAGATGCGAGCGGTCGCAAGTTGACCGTGAACGAGCAGAACGGAGTGGCCGTCGATGTGCAGGGCGATCCGGTGGAGATCGCTCTATGCGATTCGGTGAATTCCAAATTGCGCTATACCACCACGGAAGGAACCAGCCAAATCCTCTATGTAGGCAACACGTGCAATATCCCGGCGTGGGATATTGAACTGGCGGACCCGGCGTAACAGAGGAAACTGGGCATGCTCGATACTATGGATAAGGTGGTAGCACTGCTCGCGGGCGGTGTCCTCTTCCCATTCTACAAGCCGAGTTTAACTACGCTGGCTGCGGGATACTTTGTGTCCCTATGGCGGTCCAATGGGGCTCCAGCCCAGGGGGCGATACCTGGCGCAGCGGCCACATGCGACGATAATCTCCTCGGCTCATGGCCGCTTGGCGCTTCCGGCTCGCTCGATTTCTATCTGGGCGGTTTCTGGCCCTGCGGCGTGACCATCGGGACATGGATGCTCTACGATCGCCTCGCCCACATGGGGGGGCTCTCGGGAGTCACCACGGGCAACCAGACGGTCAACGTCGATCTGGCCACGGCATCCGGCCAGGGGCGTTGCGCCGCAGATGGTTCTGATGTGGAATGGTTCGCCGAGATGTATACGGCCATTGGGACGACCGCCCAGAACTGCACGGTGACCTATACCGACCAGACCGATACAGGGGGCAGAACAGTAACCATCAGCATCGGTGGGGCCTCCCCGCTCAATCAGCCCTCTCGTTGTATCCAGATCATCCCAAATGCGGGGCAGACCATCAAATCGATCCAGACAGTAAGCATCGCCACAACCACAGGCACCGCCGGGTCATGGGGAATCACCGCACGGAAGAAGCTCTGCACGGTGGGACAGATGGTGGCCAATATTGCTGGGCCGGGTGATTGGGCTTCGATCGGCGCCCCCTGGATCGCTGACACAGCTTGCCTGGAAATTTGCGAACTTCTCTCCACGACCTCAACTGGACTCGTGCAGGGATGCATGAAGGTGGGGGCCGCATGAGCGTGAGACGCTGGCAGAACTTGGTCATGGATCGGCGGATCAGGAGTCAGCTATTCATGCTGCCATCGCCTGCGCGGGATGCGCTCTCCGAAGGATTGCTGGAGGCATCGGGTGGACAAGTCAGCCTAACCGTGGCGGATGCGGTCCACGCTCACGCGGCGGACGCCATTGCAATGACGCAGGTTCAATCGTTGGTTGCGGAAGAGACCGTCCACGCCCATATGGCCGACGGCGCCGCCCTGACCCAAGCGCATGGATTGACCGCGGCGGATGCAATCCATGCGCATTCTGCGGATGTGCTGGAGCTGGTTCAAACGCAGGTGCTTGCCCCGGCCGAGGCCGCGCATGGACATGAGGTAGAGCCTTCGGTCCTGACGCAGATCCAGACGTTGAGCGCGCAGAACGCGCTCCACGCACATGGGACCGATGTCCCGGCCACGAGCCAGGTGCAGGCACTAAGCGCAGCAGATGCGGTTCATGGGCATGCCGCCAACGGGATCTCTCTGGCTCAGGTGCACATAATGGATCCGGCGAGCACTGTGCATTCACAGAGCGCGGATTCCGTGGAGGTCTCGGGATCCCAGGCTATCGATCTGGATGTGGCAGATACTCACCACGTGCATACGGCGGGCGAGGTTTTGCTCACCCAGGTGCAAAGTCTCTCCGTGGACAGCGCGCGACATGCGCATTTTGCTGATGCGGGAAGCGTCGTGATCCCGATTCGGAGCACTGAGATCACCCTCGCTACGCGCATGGCCCTCATGGAGATCCATTCACGGGCGGTGGAAGTCGGGGCATTTGGCGGCAACAGCTTCTCCCTTGCCTTTACAAAACGCAGCGTCCGAGTTCGCAGGATCCAGGCGCGGAGCGTGACGATGGAGCTGACCCGGTGAGCGTGCAGAGCGTATCTGCGAGGACCACGGCATATTTGACCGTGAGGTTCTTGGATAAAAACGGGGTGGCCGCCTCTCCCGCGGGCATAAGCTATCGGATCGATTGCATGACCAGCGGCCAGGAGATTCGGGATGACACACCGATCGATCCGCAGGCAATACTGGAGATCACGATCAAGGCGTCCGAAAACGCGATGATCAACGGCACGAACACCAAGGAACGCCGCCGCGTCACCGTGGTGGCAACTTATGGTGAGGATGACGAGGCAGTGGGCACCTTTTTTTATTTTGTCGTCCAATAGGGGAGCGATCGATGCGGCGAGAGAAAGTCATCGATTTGGGCAATGGACTCTCTGTGCGGGTGACCGAGATCACCGTGGGACAGTATCGCAACCTCCTGCGCCGGCCCGAGGGAGACCTCTCTTTTGAAGTGATGGCCTTTCTGCGCGGGGATCAGGAGATCCCCGTCGATGTCCTGGATCTCTTTACCGATCTCACGAATGAGCGGATTCGGACCATGACGTTCTCCGAGTTCCGCCAGGTCCTGGATGGGATCAAAGAGGTGAACTGCGATTTTTTCGGGGTCTTGACAGATCTCGGCGCCGCGGCCGGGATCCTTGGCGGGATGGCCGCAGGGACTTCGATCGCGCCATCTGGATCCTCATCGAGCGCGGGCATCTGAGGGTGTGGGAATATGGCTGGGGCTTTTTTACGACCGTGATCGGCCTCGCCAACGAGGAAGCACAGAAGCATGGGAAATGAAGTCAACATCACGATCCGGACCAAGACCGCCGGCGAGCAGGCTGTCAGGCAGCTTGCGGGAGATCTCACCAGCGCGTTCCAGAAAGGCCGCCTCATGGTGACCGCGTTCAACGAGGCCGCGGGCAGGGGGCATGGTCTGATCCAGGGTCTGACCCGGCAGACCAAGGAGCTGGTGGGTGCATACATCGGGATCCAGGCCGCACAGAGCGCGTTCCGGGGGATGCTCGATATTGTTCGGGAGAACGAGAAAGCACAGTTTCTTCTCAGCGCCGCGGTGCAATCCGCCAATCGGGAGTTCAGGAACACGGGCAGCCTGGAAAACTGGCAGGACCGCATCGAGGAGATGAAGAAGGAGCTGCTCGTCTTCGAGGATGGGGCCCTCCAGAAGGCGGTCGCGGGGACCATTGAGATGACCAAGGAGCTGGGGCTCTCCGCAGATCAAATGGAGGAGGTGGTCCGGCGCACGGCGGAGATCTCCGCGGGCCGCATGGATCTCTCCCAGGGGATCGAGATCACCACGAAGGCCCTGATGGGCCAGGGGAGGGCGGCGCACCAGCTCGGTCTCACCATGCGTGATGAATACGTGGAGGCCTGGTACGAGGCCCACAAGGTCCAGCAGATGGCCTGGAAGGACCTGGATGATACTTCCAAAGCGCAGGTCCGGTATCAGATCTTCCTCGAGCAAACCAACGCAGCCCTGGGCCGGTCCAAGGAGTACGCCAAGACATTTTCGGGCGCCCTCGACATGATCAAGGTGGCCATCGATGATGCCGTCGGCGGGCATGAGGAACTGAACGAGGCCATGCAGAAGACCGCCAAATGGATCGCCGAGAATGCTGATAAACTCGGGGCCGCGGCGACCATGCTCCTGGATCTGACTGTGGCAGTGACTAAATTCACTATCGAGTGGAAGGAAGTCCTCATCGGATTCGCGGCGGCCTATGCCGCGGGCAAAGCGGTCCTCTACCTTACCGGGGTCATCAAGGGCCTGGGCGCGGCCATTGCGATCCTCAAGGGGACCGAATTGGCAGCCGCCCTGAGTAAGATCGCAACTACTGCCGGATTGGCTGCAGTCGGCCTGAGTGGAGGCCTGGCTCTGGCTGCCGGTATCGCGGCTGCGGCCATGCCGGCTCTGATCGATATGCTCGTGGGCGCCTCTAAGGCGGAGGCGGAATTGGCCAAGCAGCGCGAACGAAATACCAAATTTACGAGCAAAGCGGAGGCAGAGGCTCGGAAACTGGGCGCATCTTTGGGATTCGAAGTGCATAGTATGGATGAATTTCTCGATCTGACCAAACAAGGCGCCGTGATCTGGGATGAAAATACGGCGTCCTGGAAGCGCAATGTTGAGGCTATGGATGCCCATGGCAAGCAGATCGGGATCACCAAAGAGCAGCTCAAGAGTCTGAACGATACGATCTCCACGATGGGCGCGGGCTATGCCGCGGTGAGCGAGAAGGTGCGAGCGGCTTTTGATTTTGCGGCGGAACGCACTCAGTTTCTGGCCCTCGGGGAAAAGGAGGCGGCCGAGAAGGTAATCGCCATCAACAGGGCCAAGGCCGCGACGATCATCTATCTGGCCCAGCAAGAGGCGGCACGCAAGCTGGAGAGCATCCAGCAATCCCAGGCGAGCGAGCAGCAGGCCGCGGAACTGGTGAAAAAAATTCACGAAGCCCTGGCCAAAGATAAGATCAAAGCCCTGGGCGATTACCGTTCGGCTCTCACCTCATCTCTGTCCACCCTGAAGTCGCAGATCGATCAGGAGAAAAATGCCCAGGACGCGAGCCTCAAACAGGCCAAGACAGCCGAGACCGAGAAGCTCAAGATCCGCCGGGAGACCAATCAGCTCATCGAAAAGGAATTTGTGAAGGGGCTCTCGGAGCAGGACGCCTATGATGCCCAGGTGCTAATGAACCTGGACAAAGTCTCCGAGGCGCAGCGGCGCGTTTTCTTCGATCCCGAAAAGGCCAAGGATCTCTTGGTGGAGGCGAAACAGTTTTTCGTGGGCCTGGGCAAAGCCCCCGAGGGTGCTGTATGGGCGGGAACCGAATTCACGGGCGTGCTCAGGGAGATCGGCGACGGGCTCGAGGATCTGGCCGATCAGGATTACGAGAAGGCCACCGATGAGGCGGATGCGCATGGCCGCAAGGTGCAGGAGCTGACGGATCTCTATGAAAAGCTGAAAACCGAATTGGATGGGGTGGGGAAGAAGATCGCCGACGCCCATGAGGCCATGGTCCAGGCAGCCCAAGAGGGAGTCGAATGGTCCGTGCAGGTGGATACCTCCGAGGCGGATGCGGCCATTGAGCGGCTCCAGCAGCCCACG